TACTGAGCCAGATATTACCTGATATAATAAAAGCCTTATATATCAAACACTTGAGAATATATGGAATCTAAAGTAGAAAACAGTAGAAAAAAAACAGGCGGAAGATCAGCAGGAACGCCCAATAAGGCTACTCAAGAGGCTAGAGAAGCGATTAAAGCCTTACTTGATGCCAACATACCTTATATTCAATCGTGGCTTACAAGCACCGCAGAAGGCATCTATGACGATGACTCTCAAAAGTGGTTAGTGCAACCTAATCCTGCTAAAGCCTGCGAGATCGTACAGAACCTAGTTGAATACTCTGTCCCCAAATTAGCTAGAACTGAATTGGTTGGTGATAAGAACGCCCCACAGCATATAACTATTTCATGGGCTGATGAAAGTTAAACTCTTATATCGCCCTAGAAGCGTATTTAGAGATTTCCATGATCGTAAACAAAGATGGGCAGTAATAGTAGCCCACAGAAGGTGCGGTAAGACTGTTGCTTGTATTAACGATTTGATAGTTAGGGCGTTGACTGAAAAGAAGCCAAATGCCCAATACGCATATATAGCGCCTTATTACTCACAAGCAAAAAGCGTAGCCTGGACATACTTACAACGCTATTCCCAGCCATTCTTAAAACAAGCCAATCAATCCGAGTTATGGGTAGAACTAATAACTGGGGCTAGGATCAGGTTATTTGGTGCTGATAATCCCGATGCTCTTAGGGGTAACTACTTAGATGGCGTAGTTTTAGACGAATACGCTGATATGAAACCTAGGCTTTGGGGTGAAGTTATACGACCTTTACTTGCTGATCGCCTTGGTTGGGCTACATTTATTGGTACGCCAAAAGGCCATAACGGGTTCTATGACCTATTTAACAATGCTGATCAGGATTGGTATGCCAAAGTCCTAAGAGCTAGTCAAACAGGCATTATTCCTGAGGATGAATTAAAAGATGCTGCCAAGATGATGACAGGCGGTCAATACAGGGCTGAGTTTGAATGTGACTTTGAGTCTGAAATCCAAGGGGCTATCTACGGTGTAGAGATGCGTATATTAAATGACATGGGCCATATCACTCAGGTTGAGCATGATCCTATGTTCCCTACATTTACTGCTTGGGACTTAGGTTATTCAGACGATACAGCGATCTGGTGGTTTCAAGTTGTACATGGTGAGATCAGAGTTTTAGATTACCATTCAAGCAATGGGCAAACCATTCCGTATTACACAGGACTAATCAAAGCTAAAGAACAAGAGTTTGGATACACATATGGCCTTCATTATTTGCCACATGATGCTAGAGCTAAAACATTAGCTAGTGGAGGAAAGTCCATAATTGAGCAACTTTCTGTTAAAATTCCGTTAGAATTGATGAAAATTGTGCCAAATTTGTCACTTCAAGACGGAATACAAGCAAGTCGCATGGCTTTAAAAAGGTCTTGGTTTGATGCAGAAAGGTGTTTGGATGGAATCGAGTGCTTACGACAGTATCAAAGAGAATATGACGAGGACAAGAAAGTATTTAGAGATAAACCTCGCCATGACTGGACAAGCCATGGAAGCGATGCTTTTAGGATGCTTGCAGTTGCTTGGCATGAAGAAGAAAAAATAATGACTAAAGATGATCCTATTCGTGGGTTACTCGTTGGTCAAACTGATGTCACATTGAATGAAATGTGGAAAATTAAACCTCAAACCTCTACAGGGAGAATCTAATGTCTGGAGTACAACTACCTTTTGGTACTACTTATGAAACAGTAGCTGCTAGTCAAACCGCAACAGTTTTAGGACAATCAGGCGCAGTTGGCGATTTGTTAGCTCGTGTCATTGTTACAGTAAATACCACAGCAACATCAACCGTTACTTTACTTGATGGCTCAACTTCTATTCCTTTGATGCCTGCCACTACTAGTGCTGGCGTGTATTCAATTAATATTGAAGCTCAATCTGTATCTGGCCCTTGGAAAGTAACAACTGGTGCTGGTGTAACAGTCATTGCAGTAGGCAATTTCTCATAAAGGCTTGATATGGCTGAGTTAAAAGGTGAAATAAATCATTCCTACGAGGATTGGTATAACACCATTGGTGCTTATGAACGCACCTATAAGCGTTGGGAAGGCAGAGTCGATAAGATCGTTAAACGATATAAAGACGATACCCGTTACCAAAATAACCCAAATGCTCGGTTTAATATCCTTTGGTCTAATGTCCAAACAATTACTCCAGCGATCTTTGCTAGACTGCCAAGACCTGATGTAAGCCGTAGATTTAGAGATAACGACCCAATTGGTCGTGTAGCTTCAATGATGCTGGAAAGAGCCTTAGAGTTTGAGATTGAGCACTACAGCGACTATGGCTCGGCAATGAAAAACTCGGTATTTGATCGCCTAATGGGTGGTCGTGGTACTGCTTGGGTACGATATGAACCTCATTTTATAGCCGCAGAACAGGGTTTGCCCGAAGATGGCTATGAAGTTACAGAAGATATTGATGAGCCAGACGAAAAAGAAACCAAAGCACAACAATTAACAGAGCCTGGCGAAGTAGACGAAGAAATTGAGTACGAATGTGCGCCTTGTGACTACGTTCATTGGAAAGACTTTGGACATACAGTTGCTAGGACTTGGGAAGAAGTAACTGCTTGCTGGCGTAAAGTCTATATGAACCGTAACGCTTTAGTTGAGCGTTTTGGTGAAGAATTAGGCAACAAAATACCTTTAGATACTAAGCCAGAAGAAGGCAAGTCTTACTATAAAGCCAATACTGAAATGAACTTTCAGGCTTGTATTTATGAAATCTGGGATAAAGAAACAGGCAAAGTCCTGTGGATTTCTAAGTCAATGGGCAAAATCCTTGACGAGCGAGATGATCCGCTAGAGCTAGAGAACTTCTGGCCCTGTCCTAAGCCCTTATATTCAACAATTACTACCGATAGCTTAGAGCCTATCCCTGACTACACAATGTATCAGGATCAAGCTAGAGAATTAGATACATTGGCTGATCGTATTGATGGACTCATTAACGCCCTTAAAGTGCGTGGAGTCTATGATGCTTCTGCTAGTGAATTGGCTCGTTTGTTTTCTGAAGGCGAAAACAACACCTTGATCCCAGTTAAAAATTGGGCTGCATTTGCTGAAAAACAAGGCATGAGAGGTGCTATTGATCTAGTAGACATTACCCCGTTTGCTACTGCTTTAACCCTTGCATATCAAGCAATGGATCAGGTTAAGAACCAAATCTATGAAATCATGGGAATTGCTGATATTCAGCGTGGACAGACTGATCCTAATGAAACCCTTGGCGCACAGATTATTAAGTCAAACAACGCTGCTGGTCGCTTAAAGACAATGCAACACGCAGTAGTAGACTTTGCTACTGAACTTCTATGCCTTAAAGCACAAATCATTTGCAATCACTTTACTGAAGAAACCATTGTCAAGATTAGTGGTGCAATGCAGTTATCTGACTCAGATAAGCAGTTAATCCCACAGGCATTAGAGCTATTAAAGAACGAAGCTAGCAAGAACTTTAGGATTGAGGTCACTTCTGACTCAATGATTTTCCAAGACGAGCAGCAAGAAAAGCAAGATCGTATGGCTTTCTTGTCCGCAGTCAGTAGCTTTATTCAGACAGCTTTGCCTGTTGGTCAAAATGCCCCTGAACTTACACCTTTACTCATGGAAATGCTGAAGTTTGGCGTTACAGCGTTTAGGGCTGGCAAGCAAATGGAAGGTTTGATTGACGAAACTGCTGATAAGTTTAGAGAACAAGCTAAGGCCCAAGAAGGTCAACCTAAACCACTTAGCCCAGAAATGCAAAAAACTCAGATGGATAACCAGGCTAAGACTCAGCAATTACAAATGTCTGCCCAGATTGAGATGCAGAAACTACAAGCTCAAAACGAGCTTGAAAAGGCTAAACAAGAGTACCAAGCTCAAGAAAATCAGCTTAAATTCCGTCTAGAGGCAGAAAGAAACGCTGCTGATCGTGAGATGGAAGCCAAGTTAGAACAAATAAAGATGGATGCTACAACTAACAAAGACTTATTATTAGCCTATATTGACAACGCTGCGAAGATTGAAACAACCCGTATTACTCAAGGTTTAGACACAGGCGAAGTAGCTTACGCAGATAATGTCCAAATGGCTAACATTTTGCAAGATTCTTTAGGATATTCAAATATGAAAAATCACCCATTACAACCTGTCATTGAGAATATGCACAGCAGTAACCAACAAATGACTCAAATGTTGGCTCAATTAATGGCTAAATTAAATCAACCTAAACAAGTCATTAGAGATCAAAATGGCAAGATCGTGGGAGTTCAATAATGGCATCAAACCTTTTATATTCCAATGGCACTAGAGATGCCCAGCAAACAGGTCTAATTACCTATGCTGGATCAGGCGCTTTGATTAAGATTTATTCTGGTACTCAACCAGCCAATGCTAATACGGCTATTTCTAGCCAGACTTTGCTTGTTGGTTTAAGCATTGCTGGTACTTTTGGTACGGATTCTAACGGTACGATTACGATTGGTACTGTTACTAGCGGAACTGCGGGAGCTACGGGTACTGCTTCTTTCTTTAGAATCTTTAAATCTGACGGCACAACTGTCGTTATGGATGGTTCAGTTGGCACAGCTTCTGCCGATATGATTCTAAGCAGCGTTAGCATTACTTCAGGCCAAACAGTCAGTATTTCTTCAGGTACGATCATTCGAGCTAACCAATAATGGCATTAATCTTAAAAGACAGAGTTCAAGAAACTACTACTACTACAGGTACAGGTACGCTGACCCTTGGTGGGGCAGTTACTGGTTATCAGTCCTTTAGTGCGATTGGTAACGCCAATACAACTTATTACGCAATCTACGCTCCTGGCGGTAGTGAATGGGAAGTAGGTATTGGAACTTATACTGCTTCTGGCACAACCCTTAGTCGTGATACCGTACTTTCATCTAGCAATAGCGGATCGTTAGTTACTTTTAGCGCTGGCACGAAGAATGTATGGTGTGATTATCCTGCTGCAAGGGCTGGTTATATTGATACCAATAGCACTTTAAATTCACCTGTTTTAGCTACTAGTGGAACTACCAGTACAACCCCAGTATTGGCGTATAACGCTTCAAATACAAATTTTGCTTTAGGTGGGACTGTTTCAGGCTCTTATTTACAAGCAGTAATGCAGAACAAAAGCGGTACTGCTGGAGCATCTACAAACTGGGCTGTAAGTAATGATTTAGGTACAGATTCAACCTATTACGGTGAATTTGGTATGAATTCGTCAGTATTTAGCGCTACTACACCTACTGATTATTTCTCAATAAATAACGGAATTTACTATTCTGGACATGACGGTGATGTAACGGTTGGATCAGGCAATGGTTATAAAACCTATTTTGCTTGGGGAACAACAGGACAATCTGCTCATGTAATTAATGTTACTGGCGCTATTGGTCTTAATACAAACCTAGGCACAACACCTGCTTTAAGCGGAACAACTAACTTTGGTACAAGCGGACAAGTATTAACTTCTGGCGGTTCTGCTGCTACTCCTACATGGACTACACCTGCCGTTGGTACGGTAACTAGCGTAAGCGGTACTACTGGTCGTATAACCAGTACAGGCGGTGCAACCCCTGTAATTGATTTGGCAAGTGGTGTAGCAACCGCAGGAACTACAGGTTCAGCTACCCTTATTCCAGTAGTCACAATTGATACTTATGGGCGTGTAACCAGCATTACAACTGCTTCAAATCCTCAAGGTACGGTAACTTCAGTTACTGGTACTGCTCCAGTAGTAAGTTCAGGTGGCGCAACCCCAGCAATAAGCATGGCTGCCGCAACTACTTCTGTAAATGGTTATCTGACTTCTACAGATTGGACTACTTTTAATAATAAAGGTAGCGGAACTGTAACTTCAGTAGGCGGCACAGGAACAGTTAATGGTCTTACCCTTACAGGTACAGTAACTTCTACTGGAAACCTTACTTTAGGCGGTACTTTAAGTTTGGCTAGTCCACCCGCTATTGGTGGCACAACTCCAGCAGCTATTACAGGAACGACAATTACTGCTACTAAATATGTAGGGGTATCTGGCGGCACATTCTAAATGTTAGGATTTAATCCTCTTTCATCTGCCCCAATATCAGATTTAGGGGCTTTAGCGCCAATTACAGGCACTATTAGTGCTACTGATACAAACGATACCGCTTTATTCTCTGGTTCTGGAGTTACCTCTGGAACTATCTCAGCAACTGATGGTACTGATACCGCAAGCATTTCAGGTAGCGTTAGTGGCGGTGCAATTACAGGCACAATCTCCGCTACAGACGGCACAGATACTGCTTCTATAATTGCTAGTAACGGTGTATCTAGTATTGATACGCATGATGGCTTTACTAAGGAAGAAATCCGTAGAGCCAAGCGCCTTGATAAGAAAATCAGGGATGCAGAACAAAAACGCATAGAGGCTAGCAAAGCCCAAGCAACTAACCGTAAGAACACGATCAAAGAATTAATTGATCCATCTCCCAAAGTTAAGAAAAGTAAAGTAGAATCCAATCAACAGGTTAGCGAAGATATACCGTTAGAGGTAACCAATTATGATGCAGTCATCGCTAATCTTGAACGACAAAGACAAGAGTTGTTTCATGCTGTAGCTTTAAGAATGGAAATAAGTCGGATTCAAACCGAACTTGCCATTATGAAAGCCAAGCAAGAAGCTGAATTAGACGATGAGGAAGCATTATTACTACTACTTTAGACCCGCATCAAGAATACAAAACGGCTTATAAACACCTACACGAAGGCAGGTTAGAAGCTGGATTTCGTTTATTTGAGTACCGTTGGCATCCTGAAATCATGGCTAATCAAGCGCAGCCATATACCCAACCCCTTAAAATGAATGTATGGCGTGGTGAATCCTTATTAGGGAAAACCATTACTGTCCAAGCCGAACAAGGTTTTGGTGACATTATTCAATATGCCAGGTTCTTACCTCTTTTAAAGGTTTTAGGGGCTAAAAAGGTTGTATTGCTACAGCATGGATCGCTTCATTATTTGCTTGGGCAAATGGAATGTGTAGATGTAGTCACAAATATGCCAGAAGAAGGCCCTGCTACAGAAACCGACTACTGGATTGGCATGATTTCTTTGCCTTATTACATCTCTTTAGCGCCTGCTTATGCTAAAGCTCTGTTTCCCATATCTTTGAAAAAGATAGTCGGCTCTGAGGGCTATTTAGATGCCATTCCGAGCAATATTCCTAGCAAGATTGGAGTCAATTGGACTACATCCAAGGGATTGCTTCATTATGTACGCACAATGAACCCAGAAAAGATGCTAAGTCTGATCGGAGATGATGCTTATTCGCTAAATCCCGAGGAAGATCGGTTTTGGAGTCCGCTTCCTAATGACGGATGGCAAAAAGATTGGGCCAAAACAGCTAGTCATATCAAGGCTATGAAAGGCGTGATTACTGTAGACACCGCAACTGCTCATTTGGCAGGCGCTTTGGGGGTTAAATGTATCGTTTTAATGCCTAAGAAAGAATTTACTTGCTGGCGGTGGAAACATGGTCGTTGGTACGACTCAATCGTTACGGTTGCCGAAGATGACTACGATCAGATACCTGATCTTATAAGGAGAATGTAATGATTTGCCCTAAATGCGGTTGGAGCGAAAGTAACCATGTAAAACAATTGTCCGATGAAGAATATTTCATGGAAATATGGACTCCTACACTTGGTTTGGAAGAAGCTAAAAACTCATGGCTAGAAAAGCAAAATCAGCCAAAGCAATTAACCCATATGGTTATGGGAGATATATCGGGGTATGTATCGCAGATCGATGGATCATGGATTGGCAGTAGAAGTCACCACAGAAGTCATTTAAAACAACATGGAATGATTGAACTGGGTAACGATGTGCCTACGGCTAATAAACCCCTTGAAATCAGCAAAAAAGCCCAAGAAGAACGAAAGCGGCAGATTGCTGAAATTGCTTACCAAAAATTGAGTTATAACTAG